GCACCGTACTGCACGCTTCCTGCAAAGCGTGTTTTTGCCACTGTGAACGGCGAAAAACTTTTAACGTGGTGCACAAAAATATTGATGCACAACGGGAAAGATTTTGTTGATGCGCGCTATTGATGCACAACTAATACTGGAGGATAACCATCATGCATAATAGAAGCGATGTAAGAGCAGCGCTGTTGCTGGCGGCTGTTGTTGTGTTGATGATTCTGAGCGGATACGTGAAGGCCGACGAGTGGCGTGCTGCGGATACATGGCGAGAAGCCTCATTCCAAACGCTGAACTATATTGATTGGCGACAAACTTCATATATTGTTGATCATGCAGATGAAGGATACTATGAATCTCAGTCTGCGTGGTTAATCGGCGAGCATCCCACACAGGTGGGGGTTGACAATATGATGGCCGGTGCTGCTGTGCTGCATGCGGTTGCGGCATATTACCTACCGCATGGATGGCGCGAGGCATTCCAGTACATCACCATCGGCGGCAAGCTACAGGCCACTGTCAACAATTACGCAATCGGGATCCGCGTTCCATTCTAATCGCCCGTCGGCAAGCCGTTCTTAGTTGCCCAATCACTCCACAGGATCACCGTGTTTGCATCCTCGGCGCAAGCTGCCTCGAATTCCGATAGGCTTCCAAGAGCCTGAGATTCTTGGGCGGTTCCCGCAGCTTTTTCGGCACACTTGGCAAGGGCTGCTGTATAAAGACTTCTCTGTCCTTGCAGCACGCTGTTGTGATACTCATTGATACGAGCAACACTAGCATCAAGTTCAATCGCAATTTCATTTTCATTCTCCTTGTATTTAACTTTAGCAGCGCGAGCCGCAGTGTCAGCAGCTAGGAGCTGACTGCGCAACTCTACTATCTGTGGTTCGTAGTACCTTAGTGCTGCATAGTACCCGGCTATGAATGCCACGATAAACGGTATCGCGTATTTAAGTAGCGCCATTGTCTGCACCCTTCATTCCATGCGCTTTACTGTCAATCAGGTATCCAGCTGTATGAAAGCTGCCTAGCATGATCACTGCGTTGAGCGCTGCTTGTGGGTCGAATGGTGCGCCAGCAACTACCACAGAATACACCACCTGCCACACAAGTTCTGGATTTGCCCACGCGCCTATCCCTGACGAGCATAGCGCAAGTGACGACAGCAGAATAGCCGTGAATTTAACGCCCTGTCTGCTACGCGTTCCAAACACGACATAGGAGAAAAATCGCACAGCAGTTCTGCGAGATTTAGTCAGTGTTCTCCAGTGAGAATAGACCCCCGTATACTGTACCAACACAACCACCAGTAAAGCCCACAAATTAATCTGCATGTGTCACCTCCAAGAAGCACGGTTCTCCGCGTTTTATAGCAGAATCAATTCTAGGGAATAGCGCATCAAGCGCCCTAGCAGAGTTTGCTATCCAATTAACTTTACGTCCGTAGCCAACGAGAATACAGCCCTCAGTGTCGGTTGCCTTGTTGCCGCTGTGTATGCGTATGCCAGAGAAACCCGGCACAGCCAGTACGTGGAGCATGGGGCGCCCCGCATGGCTTGGGCTTGGGTCTATTACAACGCCATATCGACCTTCCGGTATTGCCGTCTGGCCGTACACCTTTGGACCTTTGCGGACAACGTCTTCCAGGGTGTCACAGAAATCAACACCATCCACCAGCAACCGACCAATGGTAGATTCTGACGTGAACGTATCGCGCACTAGTTTAAGTTCCATTTCAGTCACCTCCGTTGTCTATGCGTTTAATAATTCTGCGCTCTGCAGCGGCCAAAAGTTGCGTCGCCATGTGACCGCCAATACCGGCACCAGCAGCGCACACTCCCATCGGCATATCCACTGCAGCCAGGATCATGAAGGTTCCCATACCAACAAAACCGCTCGTAACCACTTCGCCGATAAACTCAAATATGCTAAAGGTCTTTCTGTTTCTTCGCTTCAGCCGCTGGTAGAAACTCACAACCCCTCCCCCGAATGCCATGATCATCGCAAGAACCCACGTTGCGAACGCCCAGTTTGTCGGGTCTTTTTCTAACATACCTTCCTCCTTATTTATTTGCATTTACAAACCCTCCGTTCCCACCTGTGTATCTCTGGCCGGATGTCCGCAGTACTTATAATCGGCTACCGCCAGAGTTGGAATAAGCATCGCTATCGCAAGTAGTATCCGCATGACTAGTCCTCCTTGCAATGCCCGATGTCGAATGGAGTCAGCCAATTGTCGCACCACCAAAGCGACTGTACCTGGCGGAACCCTGAGGACTTAAATTTATGTCGACGGATACGCGCTGTGGATAGAAATTCTCTCGGAAGTTCGCAGTAGGTTATCGTCAGGAACCACCAGTTCAGCAGCGTATCCGACGCTAGTCCAAGGGCAAGCAGCGCAAAGCAAGTCCACCGAACTATTACGGAACCGCTAAACAAAGTATCGCGCACCTCATTCATTTTCATAATTGCTACGTACAGAACGAAGGTTGTGAGTAGCAGAACAGCGGAAACCCAAATCCAGATTAATGGGTACAACCAATATTGGTAGTCCATGACACCTCCTATAGTGAATTTTTAACGCGCTTAATTCTTTCGATGTCTTCAGCTGTTACTGGATCGCAGCCCATTTGTGCCAGATGATCATTAACTGCGGCCATCTGCAGCAGAACATCTGTATCTGGCGTCACTAAAGTTCTGTGCCAGTGAGAAGCAACAACCTCGTCGCCCACCATTGTTTCTACCGCGATCCTAATTTGCAGATTATTGTTTCGCGTTACTTCTATCTGATCCACCACTGCCAATTTCTTAATCATGATGCCCTCTCTATTGTACTGGATATGATATGTTGCCGTAGATACTGCAGGTTCCGCCGACAAGCCCGTCTAAGCTCGGTCCGTTGGTTGCTCCCGTGGACCCCGGAACATCGAACATATCGATATATGAAGAGTTAGCGCCCATAGTGCCGATGACGTTGTAGTAGTTCGCAGATGTACTAGACCACAATACAGAGCAGGTCGCAATGTACGGAGTTGACGCGCTTACGTTCAGAGAAGCAAATGGCTGTCCTGTCATGCGGTATCCACCAGAACCAGAGGCGCTCGTGTATTTAAATGTTAGGTGGCACATTCTACCGATCTTTGTATACGTACCATACACCGTATTTGCAGTGATTCCAGTGACTGCTGGAGTCCACGTACCCTCCTCATAATCATCAAGTGTATTTGCATCGGCACTCGCGTTCTGTGCAGCGGGGAATTTTATCTGCCCGCCAGTTAGTGTCATCAACCCAGAGAATGTGCTGGTCGTTGCATTTACGGTACCGCCGGATTGATTCGTAGCATTCACGATCGTAGGTGCGCCAGCGTCTCCGGCTGCCATTGCCGCAAAGTTGTCAAACAGCTGAGACATCTTCGCACTGGTCAGAACAGAGCCGTATGCGAAGGTCAGTGCAGTCCAAGTCATATCAGCCCCCTTCTTTTTTCAGCTCGCTGGCTGTGTCATCCAGCATCTTCATCACCACGCTAGTATGATCTCTGCACAGCGCCGGGTTCGCAACACCATTCAGCGAGACACCATGTACAGAAGACCAGCCGGGAAATCCAGCCCCTTCAACCACCTCTCCCTCTACGATGCCACACACATCGCAGCGGATTGATCTAATAATTGCCATCTACTCCTCCCTCTAGGTTAATATGTCTACAGAATCAAGCGCAGACACGTCAAGCGTGAAACCATTGAAGTATTGCGATTGATCTATCATGAAATTCTTTGTTCCGTTGTTCATGTCCAACGTTTCACCCATTATCCTGAAGGTGTCACTAACTGAGAGCAGCGGATTGGTATACAGGATAGTATCACCAATGGTCAGTAGCGCAGCCTGCAGCGACGACTTTACATTAAATTTATTGTGAATAAGAGAATTAGTGTGTATTATTCTCTGAGCAAGATTTATAGCAGATAGCGAATCTACCAACCACACTGCTGTTTCCGCCACGATACGTTCGCGCAGTCCGTAATTAGAACGACTGCTGGAAGAGGTGTCTTGTACCGTAAATCCGAAGAACTGCGATGTCGTGTCGTATGCGCCACTGACGAACGCATTGTTGACGAGTTCTCTGTCGTCCAACGTAGCTGAATAGTCAAGAACCGTATCGTTTGTCAGCGTGCCGGAAGCCGGAACTGCTACGCTATATCGTACGAACTTCAGCTTATCGCCTTCGACAAATACTGCGGACTGTGTGAGATACGCCAGCTTTGAAAGTATTTCCATCGGTTGTTGGCCGGTCAGCTGCATTCTAGCGCGAACGTTGTCGGTAGAAAATACGGAAGTCCAGCTACTAAAGCTGGCATAGTCAAGGTCAGGGTTGCTGGTACTGGCAACAGCTGATAGACCTCCGTGACTGGTGCACACCCACCACGCCAGATCATGTATCAGATAACTTGAAGAGGTGTAGTTTGTCGGAGTGGTTGTACTTCCGATACGCTTGTCCGCCAGCTTGCGGAATTTATCGATCAGGGTCAGAGAACAACTTGCGCCTGCGTACCTGACAGCATCAATCGTGCCGTTAAAGATAGGAATGTAGTCGCTGCTGACCGTGCCGTCTGAATACACAGCGCTCAGTCTTATGGCAACTGCATTTCGCAATTTAGTAGGGTCTGCACTGAGAAAGTTGAATGATCCGGCTGCGTTACTAAGATCAATGGTCGCAGTCTGTGGCTGTAATGCGTCCCACTGCTTGCTCAGTGTGGGCCAGCTTAGTACATAGGCGGAATAATCACTACCACCGATAGTGAGCAGACGCGACAACTTAACGCGCTTGAGCGCTATTTCATTGGCGAATTGTGACGATACGGAATACACTAGAATCCCTCCAGTTCTATTGTTCCCGCGAATTGATCAGTGTATGGTGGCACCAACCTAGAGATCGGCTTGTCCACGTTGGCGATATAGCCACTGACGACGACAATGCTGTTAAGGTCATACACACGAACAGGAACGTTCGCTCCCCACCAAGAATTGATACTCGTCATATCTGCTGATGATAAGAACGCGACATTGAGTCGCACCTTTGGAAATGAACCCCAAATATACCGATAATTTGCGCCGGACAAGGTACGGTGCGACGATTCAATTTTCTGTCCGCTGGTCATGATGTCGTACTCAGGATTCATGCTGACTACGGTTGTTCCATCAGTTATTGTGTATGCTGGCATAGTCTATACCTTTTGTGAAGCGAAGTCGGGGCGCACCCCTATCGCAAACATTTCATTCAGCGCATCAACTACCGGGCGACCTATGGCATTGCGCAGTTGTATCCTATCCATATTGGCAAACACATCAGCGTTGACGGCATTCTCCATTATGTGAATAGTCAAATTCTGGATGACCACAGAACCACCGCTAGACTGATTCTTGTCATGATCTATTACCGTTTCATTGGGGTGCAGGATAGCCGCGAAGCCGCCGCGTCCATCAATGCCGCCACTGCGAGAACCATAGCCAGTGAAGCCACCTCCATCAAACGACAGCGCGTCGGATATGTTGGAAACAACCGAACCGCCGCCAGTTACGACATTGACGCCCTTGTTGGCGATGTCCCCTCCGATACCACCGATAGCACCAGAGGCAGTCTTTATAGCGTCTATCAACTTGTTGACCAAGTCAATAACAACCTTGATCGCTTCTGACATAAGCGCGAAAGACCACAAGATTGGACTCAGTGCGGAAACTATAGTGGGCGATTCTCCCTTTACAAGTTTACTGAGTTCTTCAAAGGCGGCTTTTACGAGCCACACAGCAGCCGCAATCGAAAGGGCTACAGCTGCCGCTGGCGCCCACGCAATGCTAACGGCTATGCCCGTAGCCACACCAACCGGCCCAAACTGCTGCACGGCCTCCCTAACCAGCCAAATGGCCGCAGCCACGGCCACAAAGCCTATCAACACCGGACCCCATGCTATAGAGGTTGCAGTGCCGCCAGCCACCATAACGCCAGTCGCGCCGGTAGATGCAGCCGCCTCAGCCGAATAAGCTGTGATTATGCCAGCGCTTAGCAATGCGCGCTGCACGCCTATCTGGATGAATGTTGAGATGATGGTTTTTAAAATCTGCTTACCTATTTGCGTGAATGATTCACTTAAATCCTTTCCCTCAATTATCGCATCAGCGGTTGCGTCGCCAATGCCACGCACGACAGAAAAGAATACATCAGAAATCATGGTGCCGATTTGATACGACACACTTCCCAAGCTGCGCATGTGCATGTAAATGCTTTTACCGGCAACTTCCATAGAATCATCAGCTGTGTTCTTATACTGCTCAGTACTGAACCGCGCATCGTCCCACGCAGCTGACTCACGACGAATCATGCGAGCGTGGTCATCTACAGTAACTGCTCCATTCTCAAGTGCGGAGTTTATCTTGTCTAGCATTTCCAGGTGTTTCTCAAGCGGCGTCTGTTGTGACGAAATTATGGAGGTAGCTTCTGAAAGCTGCTCTTTAAAGTTGGCCTGTGCATCAATGATAGTCGCCAACGATTTAGCGTGCGCCAGCTGCGCGCCGGTAGCACCCTTCAGGGAAAGTTCATACACCTTAGTTTCGGATGAAGTCATGCCTGTAGTCATGATGGTTGCAAGCATGCTCTTGATTGAATCATCAATTGACTTGGTCAGCTTTTCACGCTCTTTTCTGGCGTCTTCGTCTGCCTTGGTTTGCACCGCCATCGCGTCAGCAGCTTTGCGGATTGCGGTCATCTGCCTTGCGGAGGCTGCGGCGGCGCTCTGTGCTGATTCGTCCCATATCTTGCTCGTATTGGTTACAGCGGCATTGATTGTATCCGAACCATCAATGAATGCCTGCTTTACCGTATGAAACGCACCCACAAAGTCGCCGTTCATTATCTGCACATTCGTGGCAACAATAGCAGCAATGGTCTGTCCTAGCACACGGAACGCTGCCGTGACAATGACAATGGCAGACAAGGCTACTCTAAATCCGGCAGCAACGGCATTGCCAAAATCTTGGATAAATCCACTGTTGGCAGTGAAGTCAATCAGCAGACCGGTGAGTTCTTCTAGAACTGGTGCGAGAGAAGTCATGGCTACATTGAAGGACCCTTTTACTATGTCAGCCATAGTCGTTAGATTGTCATTCACCTGATCTGCGGACTTGGCAAAATCATCTGTGATCACCACGCCGAACTTCTTAGCGTTGTCCATCATTTCTCGAATTGCTGCGCTACCTTGATGAAGGAAGGGCAGCATATCAGTCCCGATCTTTCTACCGAACAAATCTGATGCATTCTTGGCTTGTTCGGCGCCGTCCTTTGTGCTGGCGAATTTGTCAGCCAGATCAAGCAATATGTCAATGGTTGGTCGAATGTTGCCGCCAGCATCCTTCGCCGACACTCCCATTTTTGCAAGCGCCTTGCCCGCTGGTGTGGCGTCGCTGTCGGCAAGACTCTTTCCCAACATGCGCAACGCACTGGTCAAGGTGTTTGCCTCAACGTTGGACATCTTGGCCGCCCATGATAGCGCCGAGAATGCTTCCGTAGTCATGCCAGCTTTCTCTGCCTGCGTACCCATGGCCTCAGCATTTTCAAGAGACGCCTTAGCCATCTTCAATGTTTCGTATATGACAGCGCCGATTTTTAGCTGGCTGATTTCTTTGTCAAATGCAGCGACGCTGGCATTCATCCGCTTCATTTCTGCGGTAAATTCGTCCTTTGCCTGTATCGAGTATTCAACTGCATTAGTCATTTTGACTGCTCCTTAGCGTATAGTGCCAATTCGGAACCTATGATAGCCCATACTTCGAGCAGCATGGCTGTCTGTTCCAAATAACACCCACCATCAGGCCACTCAATCCGGCCATTCTTGTTGTGCGTGCCTGCGTACATACTAAACCACATGCTCGCCTCAAGATTTCCACACCACGTCGTCTCGCTCCGCCTTACACCGCGAATTATACGGGCGAAGGCGGAGCGAAGTTTTTTTCCACACCTCGTACCGTGCTGATGGCGATCAATCGCGCAAGCACGATCGCCAGCATTGGTGCAAAATAGAACTCAGACATGACGGCCTTGAACTCCTCCAGCGTGACCGGGGTGTTGTCTGCAGATACCATACCAGTCATTCCGGTGATGTACTTGGGCAGAATCTCGTTTGAGAGCTTGCATAGTTCGAGAGGATCAGCAACGCTGATTGCTCCCATCTTCTCGTCATAATGCTTCATCAGGGTTTGCATGTCGTCAATGCGCAACCGCTGAACGCTGAATACTATTTGATCACCGTCGAATTCAATCGGTTCCAGCATCACCGCTTTATTAGACCAGCTTCCCATGTTAGAACCCTGCCTTTCCGCACGCCAAAGTATATGAGATGGCAGTGCCAGAGCCTGTGTGGTACTGCGCCTCCGCCTTGAAATTGACCTCCAGCTGCCCCGGTCCGCCCACGCTTATCGGATGCTCGGTGTAACGCATCTTTGGAATCTCGACCAGCAAGCTTTCATAGTAGCCAGACTGAACGAGAGATGAGCCGCGCAAGAAGATGTTAGCAGCTTGATCAGTCTGGTTCAGGAAGTACTCGTATTCAGATTGATCGTCGAAAATAAGCGTACCCGACACATTAATCACGCGTGCATCGTTACGCTTGATACGAGCCGGGAACTTATCAGTGTCGATTGTGTGTTGCGCCTGCAGTCCGAGTTCCTGCGAGATGGTCAATGACCGAATAATGCCGGTCATAGCCACGCCGCCGAACGAAGCCGAACCGACTGACCAGTCAATTGCGTTGCTCTCGGAATATGTGGCAGCTACTGCTGCGATGCGCGCGAACGAGCCACCAACAATACCAAGCTTGGCCGTCAGCAATTCGCCATTTGACACAGCCAATTCGAGAGTATTACCATTCAGATCAGAGTACTCCTGCGCAGAACCAGTATCCCCCAAGAACTTGAGATAGGTAAATGGGCGCTCAGCGCTCAATTGACTGTGGTCTGACTGGCGCGGTTTGAATACGTGTGTGTATAGCGAGCCGCTGGTAATAGACAACGAACTAACATTGACAGCCGAGAGCAAAACGCCGAGCGCGTTTGCCTTGGCCTCGATTGTAACATCACCGGCCACGGTATTCATTCCTTCTTGTAGAACGCCCTTGTCGTACACACCGCGAAGACCCTTCTGCGTAATCTGTGCCTTCAACAGATTCACGCTCTCATTAATCGGTTCAATCCAGTGCAGGGACGCAACGTTCGGTGTCCCGTAGCTGTTCTGAAAACTTATTCCAACCCGTGTATCCTGACCATATGACATACATACCTCCTATTAAGAACGTGCCTCAATCTTCACTCTGACAATTGCCTGCGGCATGAACAATTGCCCACTTCCATCGGTATCAAATACGACATACCTGTATTCCCTGCTGAACCCCAGTATGCGAACACCGGCCAACCCAAGACTCAAGTCCTTTCCTTCGCCACCAAGTTCTTCCAAGGTTGCGTCAATTGCATCTTCGAGCATGTCGCTAGCCTCAGTTCCATCATCGGTCATTGACTGCGCCTGTATAACTATCTGCGGTTCAAGAGTATCCACCCACTTTCTTCCAGACATGGCTTTTGGTAGCGTGTCCACTATGCCGGGGTATATGCCAACCCACGGACAGCGACCTGGATCATAATTTATGCGCACGCTACGTTCTACCGTACACCCCAGAGCCATCAAGGTCGTGTTAACCTTTAGGCGTGATTCAATTGCTGTGGTTATATCTTTTATGTTTATCATCGCATGCCTTTCGTGCTGGCAAGAATAAAATTTTCCAATATCTTAATAATCGCCGGGCGCACGTCTGCATCTCGTGGAAGTATGCGTCGCTGCGGCACGTTCTTTTCAGGCAGTCCTTCTTCGTGCGTCTTTGAATACGGTAACTCAGACCCGACGCCCACGTTATCTCCGTCAACAAACGGTAGGAACGATATGCGCAGCCGACCCGTGTCCTGCAGTAGTACAGCTGCACCATTAATCCAGTGCCTGCCCTCGATTGATTGCGCGTTCGCCTTGCTCTTTGTGGTTAGGCGGCCGCCGTATCTGTATGGCGCCCAGCCTCCGACCCGACCGCCCTGCGATGCAAAGTTGCGCTGCACCCAGCCATCCAGGTACGCAGCTAGCTGCTTGTATGCCGGGGCTTTATCCTTGAGCGCAGCGAGCGACGCCTTGTATCGCCGATTAAACTCGTCCAAAGTCGGTTGTGATACCTTGACAGAGATCATATGGTATTCTCACCGCGAGTGGCTGCTTCATCCAGAAGCTGTGCGCTGCTTACAACAGCCTTCTCTATCGGACCGAGACCGAAGACAGGGTGATAGTCCTGCGTACTAGACCAGATCGTATCTCCGATGGCGGTTATAGCAACACTACCAGAATCCGTCACCATATCAGCCTGTCCCATCTGCAGCGCGGTAATTCGTTCATCGAAGTAAGCGCGCAATAGTTTGACTTTATCAGGTTGTCGTGTCATCTGCGTCTGTATGAACACAGCATCGATGCACAGATCACGAGCTGTGTAATTGTTAGAACTGAACGGCACTGTGTACCTGGATGAAAGCTTGCTGTGTACAAGCGCTTCAGCCAGCCCGATAATTATATTCTGCGTCTGCGGACTGTTGCCGTTTGGCAGCTTGTCCAGTTCTGGATACCTGCCGTTGGTTATATCAGACCAATCAATGACGTTTCCCATTACAAATACCTCCTGTCAAGACTACCGATTTTTTCACGAGAGATGCCAACCACCAGTGAAAGTGCGTGGTCTACTGAAGCGAAATGTCCATGCACCATTGGCTGTGTAGATGCATCAGACTCACGCAGCACGCTACCGTCAACCTTGAAGCTGTAATCCACACCATCACCGCGAAGCTGCACCAATTGCGAATAGTATGGCAGCGCGTCCACCGCCAGCCTATAATTCTTCGCTTCCAGAAGTTCCTGCCAGAGCATGATGCCTTCCGCGATTCTTTCGTCAAAGATTGACACGTTGACCGAACCTGCTTCAATGTCGTACTGGCAACTCTGCGCCAAATCTCGCAGCCACAAGAATTTTCCAAGCAGGCGTTCAGGCAATTCTGCACGATCACGTTTCAGCAGCGGAAGATTGCGGTTAAACCGTTTGCGACGCACCGTGTCGTCCACGTAACCGTGATGAACGATAGCCGTGTTCGGTAAAATGGAGACCGGACCAAGACCTTCATTTAGTACGATCTCAGGATGCTCGTGAACAGCACCGAAGAATTTTACGCCAATGCCATTGCGGAAAATGCGACACGGCATGTCGATTTTAATCACTGCCACCGGGTCATGACTAAAATGATGCTGCCTGATAGCCAGACCGTTATACATAGAATTGCGCAGATACCGCTGAATTGTGTGACCATTGGTAAGCACTTCGTCCGCGTCTATCCACAGAATCCAGTCGCATGATGTACATGCAATAGTCTCGTTTCTAGCGGAGGAGAACCCCTGCACGACTGGCGACTGAATTGTAAATACGCGGAATGACACCAATGGGTTTTCGTTTTCAATCTGCTGTAAAATGAGTGCCGTGTTGTCTGTCGTGCTGCCATCCACGCCAATAACGACTTCTTGTACATACGGCAGCACGCTAGACAAGCAGCGCTTTATGTCTTGTTCGGCATCCTTTACAATCATGCAGCACGCCAGCGTCTGATCCGGCATTGTCTCGGCGACCTTTCTGCGATAGTCTATTTCCATGCTGCGGTGAGCCGGTTTTTTAAACGACAGAATGTAGCTACCAAGCGCAGAACTGAACATAGATTGCCCGCTAGGGGCTGCTACGATCTTGTACTCCGGATGGTGTCCCAGCATTTCGACCAAGTCGCGGCGCTCAAAGTGATGCAAATGTGCGCGCCAGTATCCGTGCTGGCGGTAGCCCTGCGACTCCCATGGTCCGTATGGCACCGTAATGACGATAATGCCTTCTGGTACCAGTTTACCGGCCAGCGCATCAATAAACGCCTGCGGATTGCCCACATGCTCAACCACTTCAGCGGCAATTATAAGGTCAAAACCTCCGTGATCATTCACCACGCGTCCGTCGACCTTTTCAAAGCGAACGTTTCGCAACCCTTCCGCAGCCGCCCACGCACGAGCCTTCTCCACGTTGCTGTCGGATAAGTCTCTTCCAATAAAATTCAAAGAAGGAAAAGCTTTCGCAAGAGGAATAGTGTAGTGGCCGTGAGCGCAGCCATAATCAAGCACAGCAGCACCAGAACGCAGACTAGCAACATACCCAGCAACCGCCATAAAGCGACTAGTGCCTGTAACATCTTCAGGACCATAATTCACCCCCCTGTCTGCCTCGTACTTGTAGAATGCTTTGTAGTGTTCTTCGTACGTGTCTTCTCGATAAAATGCATACGCGCGATCGTATTCTTCTGACAACTTTTTACAAAGACTGTCCACGCATGACCCACTTGAAAACACCTTCTCAAGCGCTACAATATCAGAATGGCGCATGAAGTGGTGCGCAATAGACGATGTTTTCGTAGCTGAGAACGTGTCCCGCACTACATCCAGTAAGCGATCAGCCACCTTCTCCCATGTATAGTCATTGGCTACTGTGCGCTGGTATGTACGGGGCGCGTCAGACAAGGTCTTTACGCGCGCAACGAATTCGTCAGTATTGACGGTACCATCTTCATTCAGTGGTAGAACAGCACCGGCAGCAATTCCACAGGTCTCCGGAAGTGCGCCCACTGCACTGGTCAGCACCCAGCATCCGGCTGCCATAGCTTCCATCGCTGTGATGCAGGACACCTCTTCAAAGGTAGTGGGGTACAACCATGCATCACATGCTTTTTGCAGAGAGGCAAGTTCAGTCTTCGTCAGCGCGCCGTGCAGCGTAACATTTGACATTTCATCGCAACGATTCCACAGCATTTCGTATTGATCCTGCATCTGTGGTGTAGTGTTGTCGTAGTGGCATACGTGTAGATGCATGGGCGCTTCCCGCAATTTGTCCATGATGCCGTTAGGCTTCACCAATTCGAGCAACCCGCGCTCAGGGCGAGAAGAATAGAACAGATTGTATTTGTGCTGGTGCATCGCTTCGCGGGCTGGCTCAGCTCTATCGTACATATCCAGGTCAACGCCATTTCGGATTGCCTTGATTGATTCTTTGGGGATGCCGTACACCTTTGAAACTTGTTCCGCATGATATTCAGAAACGACCAGCACCTTATCAATGTTCCACATCTGGCCAAGAACGATTTCTTTATTGCGATACAGCGCCAGATCATGCAGCCACCACAGATTTATTTTACTGGCGTACTTGCGCTCAAACGCACGCGGATGACGCTGTATGATGCACACATCGTGCGGAGTATTTTCCGCATAGTATGTGAAGCGATCTCCGAGTGGTGTATTTTCAGACTGTGCGCCAGCCCATTCGTACTTGACACCTTCAAAGATTCCGCCGATCTTGTCGTTGGTGAACAACGTTACTGAATGTCCGGCAGAAGTCAGTTCTTTCGCCAAATAATAGGCAGCGGACTCAGAACCGCCGAGCGATCTTGTCTTTATTGTATCGCCGTTAAATGGAATTCCGCCGCAGTGCATAACGATAAACATGTCTTCTCCTTATTTGCTAAAAAGTTTCGAAAGAATTCCCGACTGCTTCTTGCCTTTGCCCGTGCGTGCGACGGCTTCTGTATAAACAGCACTGATAAGATCAGCACGATTCTTATCCGCTATTTCTGCAGCATGCAACGCGGCCAGCTGTTCATCAGTCAGCGTGGCAAGTTCCGCAATAATTGCTTCAGCTGGTTGTGACAAGTACGCGGTCCAGCTGGTGTCCACGGCTTGGTCAGCTGCAGGGTTGTTATCGACTGCAGTGGATTCTGATACCAGACCGCCGTTCGGAATATCCTTGTCCAAAGGCATGTCCGCAATGTATGGTATATCCGTTCCGAATTGCTCTGGATTTTTCTTCGCGCGTTTGAGTTCTGCATCACGATTTGCATCGTCAACCGCTGGTGTCAATGGTGGCATTTCAATCTCCTCGATGTAGCGGCGTCGGTAAATATACCCTGATACACTTACCGATGCCGCATGTTGTAAAAAAGAGGGCATCATGCGGACTACCCTCAAGGCACTGCGGCAGCAAATTAGGTAGAGCTGTTCACGGCCTTCAGCAAGAAGGCATAGCTTGCCCCCGTGATTTTCTCGTCCTGGTAGTAACCAACCTCGATGTCTTCAGACTTGGTCTTGCTGTCGAACGGATGGCGCTCAACCTGCATGTTCGGAAGACCGGGCGCAGACCACCGGAAGTTATATCCGAAGCTTGGACGATCAATCGCCGGAGTCTGTGGTGCGTAATAGACCAACACGTTGTCATTCCAGATGGTGGCGAGCGTTTCTGACTGGCCCTCCTGTGCCGTATTCTGGTATGCGCCACCAACGAGCACTTCTTCAACGTCCAGCAGTTGCGCGACTTGTTGCACGGTCGGATACCCGCCGCCATTGTTCGTACCGAAGATCAGGTTTCTGACAGTGGAATTGCGGCGGAACGAGCGCCATGCCTGCAGACCCATGACGACGCGGTTAGGGCGCACGCCATTTGAGTCACTGACGTTGTCGATGGCAGTGTTGATATTCGCCAGCGGATCAGCACCAGAGCCACTCCAGCCAGACGATACCGCAGCAGACGAACCAACATTGGAGCCAGACGTGCACATCAGCGCAACCCGGTTTTCCCAGTCAAGCAGCAGTTTATCGAGCAGGAAGGTGGCCTTGCCATTGATGACGCCAGCTACGAAGGCCGGATCAGCATTCACCTTATCTTCAAGAATGGCTGCGGCGGCAAGCGCGTAGTTGTTGGCGTAGTATGTGGCAGAACCGACAGACTCAGACACGCGACGCGCCATTGTTCCAGGTGCGCGAACCGTGCTTTCAATTCGCATACGATCGCCACGATCAAAGACCAGATACTTATCTGTCTGTTTAGCTACCGGCACCGTCGGGAAGATCATATCAGCGATGAAGCCGCTAGGACGATACCCGATTGCCATCTGCGACAGCACCTGATCAATGTGCAGATCACGACCAGTAGCAGCCCCCATGTACATAACACCGCCCATGCGCGCCAACCCTGCCAACAATGCATCATTGATGGTGGTGCCAACCGACACGGCGATCTTCTTGACAACGGACACCACAGCTTTCGCGGCCGAAACTACTGGCTGGTAGACGAAGGCGAGTACTGCGATACCGATGGCAAGGATAGACGACATAAATTTCCTCATAAATCCCCCTTTAGTATGTTGTGGCCGCACCGGCGAAGTCAAAAATACCTTCGACGATACTACCGCTGTTTGCTGCTGCCAGAGACTTACCGCATGCCCCGTCACCAGACGCAACGACCACGACGTAACCGCTCGTAGTCACCTTGAGCCGGGCACCTTTGGTAATGGCACCCCCGGCATATGCCTTGCTATGGCCTGCGTAGCACACTGCAGCTTCTTCATTCAGCTGCGGTTTGTTTAACAGAATGCCCAGCGCGGCGCTGTTCGCTGCGGAAATTGTGCCGGCAACGTCAATAACCTTGAATTGACAACCGCTGGATAAATCCGCGCCGGCCAGAATGCCGACTACTTCTTGATCACCTTGAACGCTCATAGATCCCTCCTACGCGTTGTTGAAGTCGACGTATTCACGTGCGAGCTTCGGGTTGCGGGAAAAGAGCAGCGCTTGCGCGGCAAAGAAATCAGACGCCTCTTTCTTGGCCATGATTTCTTTGATGCCGTCAGCAACCTGTTGATCAACCGACAGCGTGCCTTCACCTGCGGGTGTCTGACGACCTTGCTCTTTTGAGAACTGCTTCTTGCCGTTGGCAGTCAGCTTCTTCACTTCTTCGACGTCAATCGCCATAACGGCAACGTCATCGTCGATTCTCATCAGCTTACTGAACTGTTCACGGGCTGCGGGCGTGATGGCTTCGGACTTAACGCCCTCTTCCAGCAAGCCCACAATCTGTGCACGTTTTGCAGAGACGCGTGCCTTTGCTTCAACTTCGTCGCGAGTTTTTGCGTCGGTCTCGAACTTTGCGATTTTTGCAGACATCTCCAGCTTCTCGGCTTTGAATGCTGCGTTTTCTGTCGTCAAAGTGGAAACCTGCGCAGTCAACTCCGCAATTTTTTTCGTGAGTTCTGCCAGTTCCATGATATTACCTCCTTCTTGATTGTCCGCATTTGCTGAGAACACCGCCCGGCGACCTGCGCTAAAATTAACGCTTCGTCTGAGATAGTGAGTCAGGTCCTTAAGGGTGTTGACTGCGGGAATGTCAGCACCTAGTAACGCCACGCCAGACAACACGAATGGAAACGTGTTGCCTTTGTAGTTAACACCAATATCCAGTTCAACGGATACGTTCTTGTACAACTTCTTCTTCATAGCCTCGTACACGATTGCAGGCAGATCAGTAAACCGTGCAAGCAGTTTCTGCCCGTCAACCCAGACACGATCAACCCACCCGAGTGCGGGTTGTCCATCGGTCATTGGCTGCTGATCATTATGTCCGAACTTCAGCGGAACTTGGTGGTTATTCTGCAGCAGTTCAAACGCTGCTGCTATAGCGTGCAAGTCGCTTTCTGTGAATTCCATGCCGTTCCACTTGCCAACTGCGAATATTTCTCGCTCAATAACGTTGGACGCAGACATCTTTTTCTCGTTTGCGAAAAGCGCAGCCAGTTGATCATTCGCTTCTTGTTCAGTGTCGTGACATTCGCCGATAGGCTTGTCTGCGCCTTCTTTGAATATACACCACTTACCGCCAACCTTCTTCTTATTCCACGGCATCGCGCACCTCCTTCTGTGTTGATTGGCGCTGGCGCTGCTTGGCAACCAAGCTGTCCCACGCGGCTTGCACTGCTGGCGCGAGATATTTGCCATCGGAGTCTTGCGACACTTTCAGCCCCTTTGCGCGCATTTCGGTTTCAAAATCTTCTTTGTTTACCATAGCATTCTCCTATAGATTGATAATCTGCAAATCAAAACTCTTTTCCTCAGTCCTGCCTTGTGCAGTTACGATACGATTTGTTATCTTATCATTGCTGCCCAGAGTGCCGCTGCCAACGAAACAGACCGTAGTGTGTGACGTTATAGACTGCGAGGTGATGCTGCACGTTGACGCAGAACCTGTTGCTGTAGATGCCGACCATGTTGATGTAGAAATGGTATCGCCACTTGACATCCATAGATGGTAGTCAAATCCGTAATCTTTGTTAGCACTTGGGTCTTTCGCAAATCTCATGTTGACCTCACTAAAATCGTTCTATCCTCTGCATTCACGCTCTGTACTCGGGCTTCGTATGAAGCCACTGTTGTTCTGTTTTCAGCCAGCACGGTCAGCAATCGTACTGACGGCGGCGCGTTCGCAACAACTGCACCTTCGCGCCACACACCGGCGACCCACACCGTAGTAGCCCACACCCCCGCCTTCCACACACCATCTATTTCTAGACTCATACATTGAACGGCGTTGTTGAGCCGTTGCCTGTTATCGTCACGTCGTTTATGCGCTGAACATTAGAATCAACTTGCCCGGCTACAGTGAAAGTCAATTGGTCTGTCTTGGCCTTGATGGCTGCCACTTCTGTGTCCACATATCCGCTGACGGTAGCTAGCGCGGCAGCAGTTGCCAACCCATTCTGAATCTCAGTGATTGGATGCGTGTGGCCGTGCAGAATGTAGAATGAATCGCCGTTTGCAGGCGCGGAGGTGAACGCCTCGTCGAACGTTACCGCCCCATTTGTCGCCACGTAGGTGTTGATTGTCTTGGCCTGCCCAGCCAACGCACCGCTATTGAATATCAGAGTGGCATCATTCCAAAATCCGGTGGCCTGCGTCAAATTTGTATTGAAGCTGAGCGTAGTGGCTGCGACATCATTAATCAGACCACGCGTTTGCCGCGATGCCGGAACTACGGCATAGCTGACATATATCTGATCGATACGCAGTGTGGCGCTAGTAAGTCCAGACACGGTGTAGAATCTTACGCGCACCTTACCCAAGTTTGTCCCAGTGCCGACGTGTGACGTATATAGTGCGAAGTCGTACACTTCATCAATCGTACCAGCCTTGCCATTCACGGTGCCGATCTGGTCCCATGAAGAACCAGCCCAGTTGTACGCGTACACACCAAGATTGTCATTGTCGCCGTTCACGCGTCCAGTCATTCGTGCGCTAGACGGTACGCCGTCATCAGTTACGTCGAACTGGTAGTACAAATCCATCGCGCCCGCTGTATCAGTATGTTCGTGGCGAACTCCGTCTAGCGGCGCTGTCGCTGTGTAGGTGTTGAGCGATTGTGTGCCGGTGGTCAGTAAATAACTCTCTGCAGCTACGTTCACCGCAGAGCCAGTGTTAGTCAGCGCTCCAAGTTGTGATTGTTTTGCCGGGTACGTATCACCGGTTAGCCCAGTGCCGTCGAACTGAAGCTGAAGTGCGTCTGCGGCTGGTACGCTGGCGCTCACTGCAGTCACATCGCAACTCATAAGCCCGCCTGATAGAGCAGCCGGGATGCGCGTCTGTATATCATTCGTATCCGCTTGAATAGCTGCGACATCCGCGCTAACGCTCAGCCCTGCTGGAGCGCCAAGCCGCGCGAACGAATCTCCGGTCTGCGGAGTATTGCCCGTATACGTTGTGAGTGTGTCCGCCAGTACCAGCCCTTGCACCTTATTTGTAACGGGGTCATATCCAGCATCTGCAAAATCTTTGAGGTCGATCTGCGACTGCGCATCGCCACCTATGTGAGTCAGATCGACCTCCGGCACGCCTGCGACGGTAGGCGTTGCGCATGCAGTTCCGAGCCATTGTACAACGCTGACATCCAGATTATCCGTACCGCTGACAAGAGCATCATAGACCACCGCTGGCACTACGGTAAAGTCTTCCCACACAGGCGCACAGGATGCAGCTGCCGCAAACTGAACCCGCAGAATGCCGAGGGTGCCTGTGTCTGTAGTATCCAACGTGACGCGATAATTGCCATAGGCGTCATAGGTGCTGGCTGTGACGGTAGCGTGGCGCACTGCGAATGCACCACCAGCCTTAGACAGCATGATACCTGTGGTTGCGTTATCAAGCGCAGATACGAGACCAGTTTGCAGCGTGACGCCATCCGTCGGACTCACAAATGGTCCGAACGAAATTACCTGTGCAGTGCTTTGTTTAAGTAGCTTCATCGTCACACTCCATCGAAGTAGGTGTTCAGCCAATTCGCCTTGAGCGAAGTCTGCAACGTGACTATGCGCGTGTCGCTGGCTGCCAGTAGACCAAGATTTACGAGCCGCATATACTTCTGCAACTTGAAGTAGTCACTAAACCACGCAGCACGTGCGGCGTCCACGACTGGCGCTATCACTGCTGGTGGCGTGAGATCAATCGCATCACCAGCGGCCATGCTACTGACAACCGTATCCAGGTAATTCAGGGACGCGACTTTGCTGCGTGCGGTAGCCTTTATAGTCTCTGCGTCTAAAACTGACTGCGTATAGCGCTGGTCAATTGTATTTGTTCCGTCTGTATACCGCACGATTACCACGATGTGCGCGCCTTCTCTGAAGGGAGCTTCTTTCAGTGTTGCTGTCCACGCCATTATGCAGCCCTCCTCATTCTATTTTGATGCATCAGTATTGGCATGACGGAACTAGCAGCAGCTGGCTTGATGGCAAAGCCGATGGATGCCCACGCATCGGCAGCGTGTGTCCAGTTCAGGTTTCCGTCTGCAGTCTGGTATTCGCTGTTGACGTAGTTATCGTTATTGGCGATAGACGAATACGAAACTAGAGAAGTGTCGCCAGCTGTAGGCGCACCGCCGCCGATCAACAACGCACCGAATGCAAAGTCTCCGGATGCCCAGTCGCTCACGGTGACGGTCGGGTCAGCGCTGGTGCCGTTCACCGGCGAGGTATTGCTGTACGCAGCACCGAGGCTTCCATAGCCGCTGAATGACTGCACAGTAAACCCCATATCTTGCCGCGCTGCCGTCCACGTGACGACCAGATTGTGCGCCGCTCCGGTTGCAGGGTTGGCGAGATACCAGCCTTCGGAGTTTTTTATGTTGCCGAAAAAGTTTGACGCGGCACTCACCTTCTTGGTTAGCGCGACGCCGTTATAGGTTACGCTGCTGACCGTACCGCTTCCATCGTTATGTGCTGTAATTGCCAAGAAGTCAGCGCCAGCGGTGAGCGTCACAGAACCCGTGATTGAACTCACATTATTCGTATCGTGGAAAGATATTCCAGAATCTACTAGCGTGACGGCCATTATGCGCCCCCTCCAATCTTGCTAAAACCGAAGCCCTTCTGTGGCTGTACAGTTGGCGGGCTGCTCTCAGCCCATGTGTCGAGCATCGTGATTGGTATGAGCAGACTTCTGCAATTAAAGTGGTTTGGCGGGCGGAAGGTTGACCATACCTCCGAATCGATGCCGTAGGTTTCGCCATTCAGCTGTGAGCATATTTCAGTGGTACGGTCATCCATGATCGCGCTATATTCAAGCGCGACAACGAACCCGGCTAAATCGGGATCGGTGTAAAAATCGTATCTTGCTTCATTGATAGCCTCGAATGTGGTGGTGCGTATTGCTGTTTCAATGCGTGCGCTTGCATTCTTAACCGTGTTCGCCCCAAGCGCTTCGGCCACGGCTTCCTCGGTCAGCATACCATCGGCTTCCAGCGCTTTGTATATCTCGTCCTTCACCTGCTTCGTTGTCTTACTTGTCTTGGTACCTTCAGACAGAATGTTCTGAATGGTCTTTTGCGTGGCCGCGCTTATGTCACCGGCCAGCGTATAGCTACGCGCCTTCAGGTATTTGGAAGCCAGTTCTTCAAGCGCTGCCTTGTTGACAGCGAACGTCTGCTGTGCTCCAGTAGCGGTCATCTTTGCCTTGTCTGCCTTGGCCTTGCCCAATTCCCTTTCTGCATGCTGCACGCCGATGTCCCACGCATCATTGAGCGCTGCCTGTGCCGTGTTCTTAAGCTTGCTCACCTCTGCTGGCGTGAATACTATCTTGCGAATTCCATCTGGGTCACCTTCTGCAGTGCCAAGTTTTTGTTCTTCTATCACGGATACTAGGCGGGCCACTGCGTCAGCATTAATAGAAGCCAGCTTGTGTGCGTAGTCAGAAGACAGATTGTCGGCCTTGTTGCCTATCACTGCGAAATCCACGCGCTTCATGGCGCTGCTGAACGCACTGACAGAAATCCCCATTTTGCCTACGATGGTTTCGTCCTGCATGACTGCTGCAGGGTTTTGTGGCGCGGCTGGTTTTCCGGCTGCGGGCGCGGCTGGCTCGCCTGTCTGTTGCGGCTTCGCTGGTGCAGTCGGACCAGTCGCCCTTGCATTCTCAACCATCTTGGCAGCTTGCTCTTCCTTGATTGGGAAGACCGCAGTTATCAGAGCCTTTGCGGCATCCGGGGTCATGATGCCTGTACCGACCTTGGATACGATGTCCACGATGGCCAGCACCTGCGAACCATTGAGAACTAGGTCAGGCGCATCACCCTCAATAGCTGGCTTCTGTGGAACTTCAAGTGTCTGGCGAATGAATTTCTCGTCGGTCTCCGTGGCCTGTACCGCGCCAGATGTGACCAGCTGCGTCCATATCTTCACGATCTCCAGTTTGCGCGTATCACTGACCGGCTTGAATTTGAATATGGGGTATACTCCGTCGCCGAAATTGTAGTCACCAAGTTCCTTGAATAGTTGTGTGTTGATAACGGCTTCGAGCCGTGCAGCATCGGCGTCCAGCGTCCACAGGAACGCTTCAAGCTGTGTTTCCGACTGAGAATAGCTGCCTATACGGCCTTGTTCGCTCACGCCCATGAGATTGGGTACGAGCAGTGACTTTGCGATAGCCTTGTCGTGCTGCACCACGGCGCGTTCAAATATGTCTGTAGTCGCCGGATGCTCAAAATTAAGTTCGATGTTGCTTGGCAGTATCAGAGAAGAGGTTGCTTGCAAATTCTGCATCACGTTCTGTAGCGTGGTGTATTCTGCGGAACCTGCAACGATGGTCTTCCCGTTCACTGGAGCAGCCCACACGAATCCCGCAGCGAAGCGCTCCATATGAATGTTCTGGAACTTGATGACCATGTCTTTGCTGAACCATGCGCGGTATGCCTCGCGCAATTCACTAGCGCCGTAGTGCTCATCGTAGTCTGGGTTCTGCACATAGTGTATGAAAGTTTCCAGGTTAATCTCCTGCTCTTTCATTTCATACTTCTGGGTCACTTTTTCAACGTTGCCAAATTCGTCAACATGAAAGAAGAACGTATCTGCTGGGCGCAACTTGAGCTTCTTCACGCCGACCCATGTTTTACCGCCGACAATAATCTGCTTGTACAATTTCTCAGTGAGTGAGAACCCGTTGTACATTCCGGACATGATGCCGTTAAGGGCGTCGCTGAATGGTGCTTCCATCTTAAGTACAATCTGCTTGAACAGTTCCTTGCGCCTTGTTTTTTCATCTTCACTGAGTTCTTCTGTCTCCAGAGTAAACTCCCAGTCCCTGCTAGTGATTGCGTCGCGCTTGAATCGTACAACTGCCTTGACCTGTTCGTCGCGCATCATCTTGCGGTATATCGCATACCCCTTGGCCCCTATCAGATCATCAGGGTTGTATTTAGGGAAGTCTGCGTTGGTATACATGGATGATTCAGACCATGCCACCTCAACCTGATGTGGCACTTCGCTCGGCGCTTTCTTGAACAGACTCATTAATCCCATATTACCAGCCTCCCTGTGCGCTGCTCATAGAGCCTATCGCGACGATATCTAATTGTGTGGCTACGCTGGGCATCTGCGTGGCGAACAGCATGGCAATGCCGTCTGCTCTGTCTGGAGATGCTATTCCGCGCTTCTTCATAGACTCCTTGGTTTCCAACTCCTCTATCCGCTCATCGCCCGGCTTGGTGCGCACACTACACATCTGAGCAGTGAATTCATCCCAGTCACCTTCTACGCCTTCTTCGGCAAGAAAATCTTCTGCGTATGAAATAAGACCATCGCGGTGCGCGTCGCGGCACACCATATATGACTGAGTCCTACGATTGCGCCACTGCTTCGTATCGTCACTAGCCTCGCCGCCTTTATATGTGATCACAGGGAACTTTCTCTCAAGCAAATACCCGGAAGTTCCAGCACCCACGCCCAGCGAGTCAACCACGACGTCGTCGCCATTTGTTGCACTGCCACCATATCGCATGAACATCGTGATTACGGCCTGTGCTGCGAGTATGGGCGCTTCGCTGGAAGGGAACGAATACTGGCGTTGGTTGATTACTTCCACTTCGCGCTCGTCGTAAATCCATGCCGCTGTTACGACCGTGAAGTTCTCGCCGCCGTCAGCCACGTCACAGCTGACGCGCAATTTGCGCAGTCTGCCAGTACCAACATTTTCGCGACCATACGCGTCCAGCAACCACTGATATGGAATAAGCTGCGCTTCGTCAGCGTCCGCGAACTCTCCGTAGCAGCGAACCTTTACAACCGGGCTATTACGACCGTACTTATCTTCCATCTTGCCGACCCAGTCCCTGGATACTCGCGTAGTCTTGCTGATGTCAACATGAACTTGATGGTAGTGCTTCGCCACCTTGGGAATGTTGTGGCTGGCGTGGAATGAGCCTGTATTCTTTGTCGGGTTGCCGATCAATAGCACGATAACAATTGTTCCGGTGGAAGCCATGCCCTCTATCACTGGGAACATGCTTTCATTCACACCGCTAGCTTCGTCTACTACGATAAGCATATAGTCGTCATGATACCCCGCTAGGTTCTCAGGCTGGCTGGCTGTCTCTGCCAGAGCGCACCAGTCCTCGTCACCGTGCCACACAATCTTCGTGCTGTCTATCTTCAGCGCGCTGCTATACAGCTTACCCGCATGTGTGGCAATCTTTCTGAAGGCGGGCCACAGACGGGTCGATATCTGTTTCTCTTTCGGCGCTGTGCAAATTATGCGCCCGCGAAACGCGCAGTTGAACCAGTGCATGATCATGGCTACCCCAAACGTCTTGCCAGGACCATGCATGGCGCGCACGGTAATCATGCTCTTGCCTTCGTGATTGATTACAGTGGGCAGCCCGCTCTTGTGGCGGTATACATCGGCGACCGCTTCATGCAGTTCTTTCTGCCACACATCCAGATAGTATTTGTCGCCAACCAGCTTGAGAATGTTCTCGTCGAACCACACAGGGTCGGTGCGCGTGCGCTCCAGCACCTCGAGCATCTCGATGGCCTGCGAGAAATTTGTAGCGTCGTCACTGCTCATTTTGATAATGTCCCCGCCTTGGCTAGAAGTTCTTTCAACGAAACTAGTTCTTTCTGAGACATGCCGCGCAGCATGCCGACATCAAAGAAGTTGACCGGCGTGCCGTCAGGGTTCGCAAGCTCCACGCCCTGCGTGGCTTTACCGTCCAGTCTGTTGGCAAGTTCCTTGATCGCCCACTCGTGACCCTTCGCGGCTTGATTCAGAAGTTGCTCAGCGGCCTTGCGAAGTCTGCGCTTCTTTTCTGGCAATTCCATCTCGTCGGTGGCGATGAGAACGCGCAACTGCGCTAGAAATATTTTACCCTTCGCGGCGTTGGTGTTGCCCGGCTTTGCCCCGCCCTTATTGCGTTCTATCATGTCTCGACTCACAATTGATTGTTGTATATGGCCGCAATTATCCGCTTAATGGAGCATACAAAACAAGCACTCTAATTCTCATGGTTATCATATTCTTCAGATGATGCGCACCGCGCAACCCGCGCCAGCTGGTGCAATCTGGGCAAAACTTCCGGCGATAATGCTCACTTGTCGCAATAGGCTAACCAGATGTTAACCACAGTAAGTTGTTGTTTATTTGCTTATTATTCTATATTGGTTAACATGGTTAATATTATTGAAGTTGAAAGTGGCATAGGAGTGTTGAATTTAGGGGTGGGTGGTGGCTAAATTTACACTCTCTTTTTTAAAAGGTTTCAAAACACGATGTGAACCGCAAATAGTAACCAGCGGTGCAATGTGTTGTTTAACCTTTGTAAACAGTGTGTTACAGCGCTCAACCCTGTTGGGTGCGGTTTGCATTACTAGTCGCTTGCCGGGCTGCGCAGCGCGGCGCATAATGCAACCCGCTGCAACGTTATTTTTTCGCGCATGGCCTTTCTTCCAGCGCGGTGGCTCCCGCTCATAAAGCGTGCGCGCAATAGTAATGGTGCAGCCCAGAATTGTAGGAGCCACGGTAAGAACACAAAGCGAAGAAAGGATACAACTATGTCAACACAGGAAGAATCCATCAAGCAGTTCAGAATATCGCGCATGCTTGAATTCAAGAGAGTGCTGCGCGATATAAAGCACGCCACAGCGTCCGAGATATGTTCCATAACAGATGCATTTAACGCCAGAACAAGAGCGATGGAGCGCGCCTTGAAGAAGACGCTGCGTGCAGAACGCGCTGAAAAGTTCGCGCATGCTCGCTCCGCATATGTGTCCGAGCAGTTGATTCTTGTGCGCGAAGAAATTGATGCAATATGGCGCAAATACCACCAGAACATCAGTGACTGGGAAGCTAAGAACAAATGACCAACATTCGCGAATTGATGCTGGCCGACATAGCCCGCAGCGGTCTTGATGACAAAGATGCAAAGCTGCTGCACATGAGCACAGCGCCGCACAAACTGAAGCCAGCGATAGCTGGATATACCATACCCTATTTTGACACGCAGGGGCGCAAAACTAAATTCTACCGTGTGCGCTATGTAGAATCTACGAACACAGGATTCGCAGCATTGGCTGGAAAAAAGACCTTGCGATATGCCCAACCGCCCGGCACAGTCAACGAAGTCTATTTACCGCCGTATATAGATTGGAAGGAATATCTAGCAGGTAAACTTCCGATCATCTTTACAGAAGGTGAGAAAAAGAGCGCCGCAGCAACTAAGAATGATTTACCGACCATTGGGCTGGGCGGCGTCTGGTGTTTCATGAGTACACGAGCGCAAGCGCCACTTCTGCCGATATTCGATGAAATAAATTTAAAAGACAGGATGGTCTACATCTGCTACGACAGCGATGCTGCGACCAATCCTGATATCGTGGTGGCGGAGTACACATTTGCCAAGCGATTGACGGAACGTGGTGCGGTCGTCATGATAGCGCGGATACCATCTGTCAAAGGTGCTAAGGTTGGTATAGATGACTATCTGCTGAAGTACGATGCAGCCAAGTTCCGCCGCAATATTCTGAACAGGTCAATTGAATTCGACACAAGCCACGAGCTGCACCATCTGAATTCTGAAATCGTGTATCTGCGCAAGCTTGGCATCATATATGATCACGTTCATGAGATGCGCGTTTCTGCAGCATCCTTCGTACAACACACACACAGCAACCGGTTTATAGATGTCGTTACGTATACCAAAGAAGGTGACGCCAAGATGGTGCGAAAGAGTGCCGCAAAAATGTGGCTGGAATGGGAGCATCGCGCTGAGTTGCAGGGCATGACCTACGCGCCGGGGCAGCCAAGCATCACAGACAGTGGAGAGCTGAACATGTGGAGCGGCTGGGGCGTGCAGGCTGCTACGAAAGGCGATGTATCCCCGTGGAAGGAATTACTGGACGTTCTTTTTGGTGATCAACACAAGTCGCGCTTGTGGTTTGAAAGGTGGTGCGCCTACCCGATACAGAACCCAGGATGTAAGATGGCTAGCGCGGTTCTTATGTGGGGCGCGTCACAAGGCACAGGAAAAACGTTATGCGGACACACGCTGATGAATCTCTATGGTGATAACGCCACCGAAGTGAAGGATAGTGATCTAGAAGATGCGAGTTTTACGTGGGCAGAGAACAAGCAATTCGTTCTCGCAGACGACATAACCGGGCAGAATAATCGGAAGCTTGCCAACAAATTCAAGACAATGATAACGCAGAAAACTCTGCACATCAATCAGAAATACATCCCGCGGTATTCAGTTCCAGATTTAATCAACTACTACTTTACGTCTAATGATCCAGATGCATTCTACATGGATGATAAGGACAGGCGTAACTTCGTGCATGAAGTGCTGGTAGATCGTCTACCTGACGATTTGCGTCGTAGGTATGTTGCATGGATGAATAGCCGCGAAGGCATGGAAGCCCTATTCTACTATATGCTGAATATGGATCTGGGAGACTTTGATCCGCAGGCCGCGGCGCTGCATACAGAAGCAAAAGGCGACATGACGCACATAAGCAAGAGCGAACTTGGTACTTGGGTCGCGCAATTGCGAGATCATCCTGATTCTGTAATCGCCGGGCGCATGCGTGGAGATCTATTTACAGCAGAAGAGCTGCACATGCTGTTCGACCCGACAGGTACGAAGCGCGCGAGTCCGAACGCATTGGCGCGAGAACTTAAGCGCAGCGGCTTCAGCAGAATTGCCAGAAGTGGCGGCGCAGGCGTGCGTGTGAATGGCAGGCAGCTTAGACTATACGTAGTGCGCAACGCGGATTTCTGGTTTAAGGCTTCTTTGGAGAAGCTTGCTGAGCACTATAGCGCCACCAGAAGCGCGGCAATCGCGAAACAGAAATTCTAACAACCTGAAAGGAGCCAGAATTGAAATCGGTTATGGGAAGAGATAGATCATACGACAGCATCATGAGACAGATTGTTGAATCGCCGAACTACTTCGTGATGTTCAGGGTGCACAAGGCCAGCACAGAACGTGAGATTGCACAGTCCAGGCGTGAACTGATGATGTATGTTCATCCTGATTTGAATGCGCGTAAAGAAGCGCATCAGCTTGCGGCAATGGTGAACGCTGCCTATGAAACGCTTACTACGGAGCCTGAAAAATACGCGCGAGCGCTAGGCCGGTCTGACTGCGCAGCTTGCAAGGGCAGAGGGTTCGCCACAAAGCAGCGCGGATTTAAGAACGTTACGACAGCGCCGTGCACAGTATGCGGCGGAACTGGCCGCAGCAAGTAGTCACTTGCGACAACCAGCTACTTATTGCACAATAAGCGCGCGTAGTAAATCAACCAACCGGAGGACGCCATGTGACCGCACAGCAGTGAATCTAAATCGCGACATCTAAATTCTAATTATCTAAGACTCTAACGGAGCCACGAAATGCCAAAACAATTTAAACCGCCTAAATCGCTGGCGATATGTGCAGACATGCTCTACACAACGCGCAACGAACGTCTCGCCAAAGAAGCCGAAGTCGAATTACTAAAGACCAAGGAATCAGCCTTGCGCGAACACATCATCAACAACCTACCCAAGTCAAGCGCTTCTGGAATTACCGGCAAAATCGCATACGCGGAAATAAAAGAAAAGATTGTCGTGAAGGTTGACAACTGGGAATCTCTTATAACCTACTGCATAAAGAACCGCAAGAAGGGCGCTTTCGCGATGATACAACACCGCATCAGCCCGAGCGCGGTTGAAGACCTGTGGGCAGCTGGTAAGAAAGTCCCCGGCTGTTCGCCATTTAAAACTAAAATCGTCAGTTCCGGTAAGCGCTCATGAACATGACAGACTGCCGATTGTGCGATGGTGTGCGCACAGTCGCAGTAACCTTGCACCATAGCGGTGAGTATTTGCCGCATTGCAGCAACTGCAGGACATTCTTCCCAACAACCAAGGAGACGTATCATGGCAACAAGAAAAGCAAAGACAGGCACAGCAATCGTTCCGTGGAAGCAGGCAATGGCCGAAGCCGCGAAAGCACAAGTAACGGTGGAAAAGACTACCGCTAGTTTCCAGTCCATCGGAACCCGCAACGGCATTCTCAGCGTTGACGACACCCCGATAAAGGGCAACGAGATTCGTGTCGTTGTCGTCATGTCTGCACATGAAAACCAGCTCTACCCTGGAAGGTACAATCCTGATATAAAGCAGATCCCGTCATGCTTCGCATTTAGCGAACCAGAAGGTCCGGAAGATGACATGCGCCCGCATGAAGATTCTTCAGACCCGCAGAATGCAGATTGCGCCAGCTGCCCAATGAACGAGATGGGAACTGCTGACACAGGAAGGGGCAAGGCGTGCAAGAATATCCGGCGGCTGGCTGTGATCACCGAGGACGCACTGGAAGATCCCGCAGCGCTTGAAGAGGCGGAGGTTCGCTTGCTGAAGGTTCCTGTAACCTCAGTCAAGAACTGGTCCAAGTATGTGCATCGGTTGTCCGAAGAGATGCAGACTCCTGCGTGGGGTGTTGTGACTACGATCAGCATCGCACCAGACGCGAAGACTCAATTCAAGATTTTGTTTTCCTTCGAAAACGAGATTGAGTTCGATCAGGAATTGTTCGACGCAATGGAGCGCAAGCGTGCAGAGGTGGCAAAAGAAATCACGTTACCCTACACGGAGCCGCCAGTCGAAGAAGCGCCGGTGCGCGGTCGCAAAGGAGCTGCGGCTAAAGCTGCTCAGAAACCTGCTCCTCAGAAACCTGCTCCTCAGAAGCGTGGTGCCGCTGCAAAACCTGCGCCGCGTCGTGCGTCTAAGTATTAGGAGGTCGTGATGGAAATCTCTGAAGAGTTCAAAGAAAGCATGTGCAAGAAATACGGCAAGAATCTGGCGGTCATTTCCCTGGAGGTGCTGACGCAGATTATCATGTTGAAGAAGATGGAGCGATTTATGTGCGACGAGGAACTCGCGTACATTGGCTCCTGTCTTGCCGATTCATTGGCAGCGCACATGGTGCAAGCCGACATCGGACCGGAGAGTCAGCCAGCGTGTCTCGCGTGCATCAAGGAAATCCGGCACTATCTCATGAACCTGAAGAAGGATACGGACAGAGCGAAGGAAATGGCTGATGCCGTGGTAGCTCATCAGATGTCTGGTGGTTAAGTAGTACCGCGCACAGGCGGGTTCCCCTGTGTAATTTAGAAAGGAGAAGTATCGTGGCGAAAGTAATTACAAAAGAAGACGTACAGACTGCGGTGGACAAGGCTGTGGAAAAAGCGACGAAGGTAGAGCGCAAGCGCTGCATCGCCGCTGTGAAAAGCTGTGAACATGGCAAGGACGTTTCTTCCAAGGACTTCAAGGGCGCAGCAGTGGCAGCAATCAATGATGTAGAAGCTGAGTAACAGACGGAGCATCTTCTAACGAGGATGCTTTGTGTGTCGCATTTTGCACTCGGTGCGCGAGGGCTACGAGAGAAGGCGCAGAGTGCGACACCCAAAGACAAAGGAGCCATATAGTGAAGATACCAGCCGTTGCAACCATAGACTTCGAAACACAACCCATCTACACGCGTCCAGACTACCCGCCCAAGCCGGTGGGGTTTAGCATTCTGCACGCTGGGGAGCGCAAATCAAAATATTACGCATGGGGCCACCCTGTGGGCAACAACTGCTCGTTCAAGGATGCGCGGCGCGTGCTGGCGGAGGTGTGGCGGTCTGGCGAGCTGCTGTTCCACCACAGCAAGTTTGACGTTGACGTGGCAGAGACGCACATGGGGATAAAGCCGGTAGACCCGCTGCTGATGCACGACACCATGTTTCTATTATTCCTCACAGACCCGCATGCGGAATCGTTATCACTCAAGCCCAGCGCGGAGCGCATACTGGGCATGAAGCCAGAGGAGCAGCGTAAGCTGGGAGAGTGGTTGGTGACGAACCAAGTGCGCCTTAAGGAAGAAGGGTTGTTGCCGCTGAGCGAGAAGATAACGATGTCCAACTTTGGCAAGTGGATTTGCCTCGGGCCTGGAGACGTGGTTGGTCAGTACGCAGACGGCGACGTGGTGCGTACGTACAAACTGTTCCGCAGGCTGTGGAAAGAGGTTGCAGAGCGCGACATGCTGGCAGCGTACCAGCGGGAACAAAAGTTGATGCCGATAATGCTGGACAACGAGCGCGTCGGTATGCTGTGCGACCACGCACGTCTGCGCAAGGAAGAGAAGTTGTACACAGCATCGCTGGAGACTGCGGACAACTGGCTGCGCAAGAAGTTGAAGTCGCCGGACTTGAATGTAGACAGTGATGCTGAGTTGGCGAAGGCGTTGGACTTGTCTGGTATGGTGACAGAGTGGACTAAGACAAAGACCGGCAAGAACAGCACCAGCAAGAAGAACATGCGCCCCGAGCACTTTAAAGACCAGCGCGTGATCCAGACACTTATGTACCGCAACAAGCTGAGCACCTGCCTCGGCACATTCATGCGCCCGTGGCTGGCAACTGCGGAGCGCACTGGTGGGCGCATTCACACATCGTGGAACCAAGTGCGCCAGACGCACGGTCGGGAAAAGATTGCCGGTGCGCGCACAGGGCGTCTTTCTTCGTCGCCCAACTTTATGAACATCCCGACAGACCTTGAGGATAAGAACGACGGGTACGTACACCCGAGTCATATCATCGTGCCGGAGCTGCCTTTGCTGCGGAAGATTATTCTACCTGATGCGAAGAACCACTACTTCGGGCGGCGCGATTATAATCAGCAGGAGTTGCGCATCCTTGCGCACTTTGAGGACGGTGCGCTGCTGGAGGCTTACCAGAACAACCCAGAACTGGACACACACGCGTTCGTGAAGGGTGTTATTGAAGAACTGCTCATGCGGGAGATTGCGCGTAGCCCAGTTAAGACACTCAACTTCGGGTACATCTACGGTCAGGGCGTGCCAAGCATGGCGGAGAAGCTGGGGTTGCCGGTGCTGGAGATTAAGCAACTGCGCAACGCACAGTTGAAAGCGCTGCCTGGACTTAAGGACTTGAGCAACTCGTTGACGGCGCGTGCGCGTGAAGACTTGCCGATTCGCACGTGGGGTGGGCGCGAATACTTCTGCGAACCGCCTGCGTACTCTGAGAAGTTTGGTCGCATGGTTACGTTCGAATACAAACTGCTCAATTACTTGATTCAGGGTAGCGCGGCGGACGTGACCAAGGAAGCGATCATACGCTACCACGCGATGCCGAATCGTGAGGGGCGCATGTTGGTAACGGTGCACGATGAGATAGACATCAGCGCTGAGAAGGGTGTGTTCAAGGAAGAGATGTTGCGTCTGCGCGAAGCAATGCAGTCAATCGAGATGGATGTATTGATGTTGAGCGATGGTGAGTACGGCCCCAACTGGGGAACACTTAAAGACTTAAAGGAGAAGAGATGAACACTAACGTATGGAAGACAAGGGACGGGCGTGTGATCCCAGTGGTGGACATGACAGATGACCACCTGCGAAACACGCTGCGCATGATTCAGCGCGCAGGTTACGTACACTCTAAGCAATTCGTGAGTCTGCTCATGTACGCGTGTTCTGAGTTCACACCGGACGGAGCGGCGGATGCTGCGAAGCAGGAGTGGGAGGTGGCGAGGTGCAGTAAACACACCGACGCTATACTTGACGAAGCTGAGCGAAGGGGAATAGAATGAGCAAGCAGATAACATCGTGGTCTTACAGCCGATACGCGGATTACAGGCAGTGCCCAGCGAAGGCCATGTACAAGCACGTGATGAAGCTGCCAGAGCCTCCGAATCCGGCGATGGCACGCGGCACAGCGATACACAAGAAAGCCGAAGACTACGCCAAGGGTGAGCTGAAGAAGCTGCCTGAGGAGCTGGGACTGTTTAAGACTGAGTTTGCTGCACTGCGCAAAGAGAAGAAGCTGTACGTGGAAGAGCAGTGGGCATTCCGCAGTGACTGGACGACAACGCAGTGGAACAACTGGAGCGAGTGTTGGGTACGCATTAAGATGGACGCCGCATACATCAACCAGAAGTACAACGCACTTGTGATCATTGACCACAAGACCGGCAAGATACGCGACGAGGATAAGGTCAACTACATCGAGGCGCTGGAACTGTATTCGCTGGCCGGTCTTAAGATGTTCCCAGATGTGGAGCTCGTGTCTCCGCGCTTGTGGTACATAGATCAAGGCGTTGTGTATCCAGAAGAAGACGTTGAATACAATCGCGACGACGAAGCGCGGTTGGAAAAGTTGTGGAACCAGCGCGTGACGCCAATGCTGCGCGATGTACGCTTTAAACCGACACCGAATGCGAAGTGCTGTTGGTGTGCGTACAGCGCGGCGAAGGGCGGACCATGCAAGTTCTAAGAATCTGCCAGTGCTTTGCAACTACCGACACTGAATAGAGAAGAGCAAACCGATGCCCTTGGGTAGTCTCAATCGGGTAAGACAGAGGATTGTATGAAGACAATAATAAGATGGAAAATTGGCGGCGGCGGGTTCATAGGGGAAGTAAGTTTGTTTGAGTTGGGTGAGTACGATGATTATGTAGCGCGCAAGGCCGGCAGCGCGTGCGTGATGCTGAGCAACCTGCACGTTCACCCGCTGCGCAGGGGGCGTGGCTGGGGGCGCATACTGGTAGAGACAGCACTGGCGCACGCACAGAAGAAAGGCTGGTGCGTGTTCATCCGCGTGGTGCCGTACAACGACAGCACGCTGGACGCTGCCGGTCTGACAGAGTTCTACAAGTCATTGGGGTTTAAGTCTATGCGACACGACAAGCGGGAGATGCTGTGGAAGCCTACGAAAGCGAAGTAGAGTCGTGGGTCTGCGGAGAGGCTCTTATAAGGTACGGCATATTCAGCATCAAGATAAAGAGTGCGCAGGAGAACGGCTACCCTGACAGACAGTTTTTAATTCGCGGCGGTGTTCCGCTGTTCATTGAGTTTAAACGTCCCGGTGAAGAACCGGAACCATACCAGAAACTGATACACGAGAGGTTGAGATATGCGGGATACGAAGTACAAGTTCACAGCAACCGCGAAGAAGCGCTCCAAGCAATCAAAGCAGCGATGGAAGCCGGAAAAGATGCAGCTGATCGGCGTAGAATGGCTGGTCCAACGAAGCGCGGCGGCGCTGCTGTTAGACCCAGGAAGCGGAAAGACTAGCATCTCGTATGCTGGTATGGTGGTGCTGAAGGAAGATGGCACGTTCCTAGGTGCGCTCGTGGTTGCGCCGCTGCGTCCGGCGTACATGGTTTGGCCTGCGGAGCAAGCGAAGTGGTCAGACTTTGAAGACTTGTCTGTGGCGGTACTGCATGGCAAGAACAAGGAAGCGCTTGCTGCGCAAAGACACGACGTCTACGTGATCAACTACGAGGGTTTAGACTGGCTGATAAACAGCGGCACGCTCGCGATGCTGCTCAAGAAGAAGTGGATCGACACGCTGGTACTGGACGAGCTGAGCAAGATGAGCAACGCCAGCAAGAAGGCAAAGCGGCGCAAGCTGTTGGTACCGTGGCTCCCTAAGTTTGCGCGGCGCTGGGGGTTAACTGGCAGTCCAGCATCCAACGGTCTTATTAAATTGTTCGGTCAGATTAACGTGTTGGATCTCGGTGCGGCATTCGGACCATACATAACGTACTTCAGAAACAAATTCTTTACTCCCGTGGGAATGTATAGCTGGGCGCTGAAAGAAGGCGCTGAAAAGTTGATCTACAAGACCATAGCTAACGTTGCCCTGCGATTTGAATTGCCGAAGAGCGCTGGGGTGCCGTCGCTGGTTGAAAACAACATAATAGTAGACCTGCCCCCAGCGGCGCGACGTGCGTATGACGAGATTGAGCAGCAGATGCTGACCATCCTGGATGACAGCACCGTGACGGCCGGAACAGCCGGTGCGGTGTACGGCAAGTGCTGCCAGATTGCAGCCGGTGCTGTGTTCCTTTCTCCGATCGATCCAATAACTGGGGAGACAAAAGCTGGCAAGCGAGAATGGAAAAACATACACGATGAAAAGCTGGATGCGCTGGAAGAGCTGATCGAAGAATTGCAGGGCCAGCAGTTGCTGACTGCATACTGGTATGAGCACGATCTGCAGAAAATACAAGCGCGGTTTGGTAAGGCTATCGCGTACATAGGTTCAGGCGTGAGTATGAAGCGTGCGCTGGAGTACGAAGCCGCGTGGAATGCTGGCGAATTGCAATACCTGTTCGGCCATCCCATGAGCATGGGGCACGGACTAAACCTACAGGGCAGCGGCGCGCATCACATAGCGTGGTATACCACCCCACCAGATTACGAGCTGTACGACCAGTTTAACCGCCGCTTGCGCAGGCGTGGCAATGCCGCCAAGGTGGTCACGGCGCATCGCATAGTGGCGCGGCAAACGGTGGACACCTGGAACACACTGCCCAGTCTAAAGCGCAAGGGCGGCACACAGCAAAGGCTTTTTGACGCCCTGCGCGTTAACAGCAAATCCCGGCGGGGCGGGGCTTAGGACGAAAGTTCTAAAAAAGATGAAAATAATGCTTGCCTTTTGCGACAACTAAGAAGATAATGGCTCCACGGTTGATAGGAAGTAGTCGCAGGTCAGTTAAAAGTCAAGCCCCTGATAGCTACCAACCAAACAACAAACGGTTCTGCAGTCCGGTACTCCCGTCGTGACGATGGCACACAGTAAAGATTCTCTGCAGAAGGGTGAAACCGCCTCGTCGCACTATATAGTGACATTGCGCAGCTAGACGTCAAGCTGGTGGCAGTGAATTCCAACAGTATCTTCGGCACCAACGGCGTGCGCATGCCGCTGAGGGTACTGTGGGAACCAATCCGGTTCGACCTATTATATGGAGCCAACCATGTCAAGAATAATTCACGCAGACGACAAGCATACGAAGTCTTACAAAACATACGCACGCGCCACTCAAGAAGCAGAAGCTGTGATAGAACAGCTTGGATTGAAGTCAACGCTGGTGTTCATAATGGCTGTAGAATCAGACGCGCGCAGTGAAGTGCGGTTCGCACCACTTTTCAATGTAGGGCAGCATGAGCAGCACTACCTCGCAGCACTGTCGCACAAAGGGCATATGGTTACATGCTAACGCAACACCACCGCTTCGGCACCAACGGCGTGCGCATGCCGCTGAGGGTACTGTGGGAACCAATACCGCGCCTCGGGTAATCAGGGGCACAGGAGATACAAAATGAAAACCAAAATCACAGTTGATTCCAACCATTACGTGACAGTTGAGCGTGACGACCTGTTTAGTGGCGAACGCACCACCACCACATATTTTGCCCCTCACCTCTCCAATGGGCAGGCCGGTTACGTTAGAATCGCTGACCGCGCCGGGCGCTTCCCACAGGTCTGTGAACGGTTGAGCAGCACTGGCAGCACGCTGATGGCTACGCCTGAAAATCTGCCAGCAGTGATACGCCGAGAACTGCGTCGCAGGTATGCTGCCGACCGCCGCATACTGGACGGACAGTGAGCAACCATCCGAACCGTAATTGGCGGCAACGTATGCAGGTTGCCGCCAACCAATGGCTCTCAGGTGTAGCGAGCGTGCTTTATACGATGCCGCTGGGCAATGATGAGCCAGCACGGACAAATGGGCTGCGCAATCGTATCCGCGAGGCATATCTCGCTGGTTATCAAGATGGGAGAAAACATCATGACTAACAAAATCACAATCAGCACTTTGGAGCTTTTCCAACTTTTCCCGGACGCGGAATCTGCGCGGCTGTACCTTGAGGCTCGCTTGTGGCCTAACGGTTGCCGCTGCCCTGTCTGCGGCCTCAGCGACCGCATTACGGCGTGCGCATGCCGCTGAGGGTACTGTGGGAACCAATCCGGTTCGACCTATTATATGGAGCCAACCATGGAATATCAAACCTTCAAACTTGCAACGACAGCCGAGCAGCGCCGCGCTCTGTGCGACGCTTACGGACTGTTCTTTAATTCTGATTCACTTCTTGCAACACTGGAAATCCCGGAGCTTATGTCTGCGTTCAGGATAGATCCAACTAACGGCGTACAGATAACATACGCGCAGGCGTGGCTGTTCGTAGACACTGACGTGGACAAAAAGTATTTCACACTTAATGTGTTGCTACTGAATGAAAGCCCAGAATGCGTCGTCAATCAGTGGGAACGTGCGCATTCTAGCTTCGACGAAGCTGTGGGTCTAATGTTTGACTTAGCCAACGCGGACAACGCTGTAGCTTTCTGGGACGTGGTTGCTACAACCATGACCAAAATCTGCTAACACAACACCACCGCTTCGGCGGTGATACTACAAGGAGAACGACATGACGACACACAACGACAACACAAAATTTCAAAACGCTTCTGCGCATCTGGTGGACTGCGCTGATGACATCTTATCCGAGAATCTTTCGGTTGCGGAGTACGCTGCACGCATAGATCTGGTGAACGACGCTTGCGTCATGCTGCAGGAACTAGGTATACACGTTGACCTGCACGAGCGCACTGTGGAGCAGTGTATTGTAGAAGCGCAGATGCGGGGTGGCGTATGAAAGCGAATACAGATAACCAACACAGTCGATTTACTGTGGTGCTGCCGAATCACCCACCGGTGGTAGTTACAACTGATTACGCAGTGACAGACAGTGGCAAGCTACCAACGGCCTACATTCGCGAATTGAAACAACATGTGCTTCGCTGTGAGAATGAACCGATAAAGAAGCGCTTCAAGTACGAGTACTATCCATCATGAGCGCCATCTGTGTATTCTACGACGAACACCGGCATTCATGCCTTCGCATCCACGAGACTGCCAGGAAGACATTCTTTATTGCAATGTTATGCGAAGGCATTTCAGTAAAGTCATCGGGCAGCGAGACTTTCCGCGAACGATGGCAGGCAGCCCCTGAAAAGAATGTTGTGGCGGCTGCCAGACTGTATCTGTATTCCAATGCCGCCAGATTCTTCATCTCCGACGAGGCACGTCACCACCTCGAGGAGATCATCGAAAACGGGACTACAACATTTAAGGAGATTGAGATGTCACAGCAGGAAAAGAAAAGTAATGTAGTTCAGACAACACCCGCAGCAACACAGCCAGTCGCAGCAGCCCGGCCTATCGCACCGCCAAACAGCGCAGCGAACGCCGCAGCAAAACCAGCAGCCCGGCCTATCGCACCGCCAAACAGCGCAGCGAACGCCGCAGCAAAACCAGCAGCACAGAAACCGCTCGACTTTGGCGGCGGCGTGGCGACGGTAATTGATCCAGCCGCAGGTACAGTGAAGTCTGTGGCTGTGGATGCAAAGCCAGCAGCAAAGCCAGCAGCAAAGCCAGCAGCAAAGCCAGCAGCAAAGCCAGCAGCAAAGCCAGCAGCAAAGCCAGCACATAAACAATCTAAGACAACTAAGGAGCCTGAAATGAAAACCACCACTAAACCAAAAGCAGCACCAGCAAAGCCAGCAGCAAAGCCAGCAGCAAAGCCAGCAGCAAAGCCAGCAGCAAAGCCAGCAGCAAAGCCAGCAGCAAAGCCAGCAGCAAAACCGACCGCCGCTGACAGGAAGGCCGCGAAGAAGGCATTCTTCGGCGGTGCTGCACCAAAAGGTGCGAAACAACCTTCGAAGCCTGCTGTAAAGCCAACCGCAAAACCGACTGCGAAGAATGGCGCGGCCCAGAAGAGCAATTCCATTGACGGAAAATTGGCTGAGTTGCGCAAGCTGCTCAAGGGTGGCGTGACTAACGTGCAAGAATTGGCCGACAACTTGCTCATCTGCAAGAAGAGCGTGCGTAAGCTGATGTCGCAGGTGTAGTCGTGAGGGCGCAGTCGTTCGTCGGCACTCGCGCCAGTCTGCCGAAACCTACACAGGCAGACTGTTACGCATTTCCACACCACCAAGTCTATCTAGATGGTGGTGTTTTTCTACAAACCCGCAGCGGCCCTAACTGGGAAGGTGGTGTCATAACGCTAGCCACTTGCAAGCATCATCTTCGAACCACGCGCACACCGGAAGAATGGATAGGTGTGTGGTTCGCTGGATTCACCCCGAAAATCAACGGAGAAAACTATCTGTTGTATTTGGCAGAAGTTACGCAGGCGTTCGATTCAAACTATGCGCTCGGCCAACTACTGAAAGACAAGTATCCGAGGGCGTATGCTGTGAAGAACGCTGCTAACAATCCGCTGGGGGACGTATATCCGCCATCTGGATCGCTGCGCGGAGAACAAGTGTACTATAGACAGAACTTCTCTGCTTCTGCTGAGCATGTGCGTCAAGAGTTGAAGCATGGAGAACCCAAGTGGTATTCCGACATAGAATACATTGGACGCTCCGGTCGCAGACCTGCTGCGCTGGTGCTGCGTGGTTCTGTATTCAAAAGACCGACGTACAGAGCGCGCAGACCTCTGCATCGCAGCGGGTGGCGTTGCTCCCTGTCAGAATTGATCAACGCACACATAGAGGAGGTCGTATGGTAGTCGTCAAAATCGGTGGTACAAACGGTAGCGGGAAGACTAGTGTCGCTAGAGCGTTGATAGAACAGTACGAACACAATCCCATCATGGGATCGAAGAAGATTGAAGCCTATAAAGTTTCAACCGAACTGCCGATGCCGGTGTATTTGTTGGGCAGCTATGTGAATGTGTGCGGCGGCATGGACGGCATATCTGACAAGCATGACAGACTTGCTTTGGTGCGTAAGTACGCAGTTCCAGGAAATATTGTCGTTTACGAAGGGTTAATCACTGGGAAAACATATGGGGCCATGGGTGCGATGAGTGAAGAGCCGCAGCAGCGCGGGTGCTGGTTGTACACCTTTATGGACACACCATACGAAGTTTGTGTTGGGCGCATACTGGACCGCCGAAGGGCGCGTGGAAACTACGCTCCCTTCGACCCAGAGCGAACCGTGCGCGCGACGTTTAACTCTTGTGTGAGTACAGCACGCAGGGCGGCGGCGGAAGGTCACGACGTGCTGATGCTAGACCACACGCAACCGCCGGAAAAGCAGTTATCTGTAATCATGCGGTCTGTGCGCAAAATTCTGAAAAGGAATCTAACATGAAGACAAGATACATAGCAACATTCATTCGTGCTCGCGAAGATATCCGCATCAGACGCGCAGACGGACAGCCCAAGCCGTGGACAGCAGATCCGATCTTGCAGAATTATCGGTTCTGTAACGTGCATCGTGAAAACGATACTGTGACCAAGTGGATATCAGAGAACTGGCGCGGCCCGCACAGCGAAGACCCTAACCTGTGGTTCGCGATGGTGGTGGCGCGGTTGGTTAACAAGCCGTCAACGCTGGCGGCGCTTGGGTACCCGGTGCCGTGGAATGCGAAGAAGTTTGTGCGCGTCATTCACAAGGTAATGAGCACAGGGTCAGCATTCAGTCCAGCGTACATCGTTTCAACCAATGGTTGCGCACAGGACAAGGCTGAGTATCTTGCGGAACACGTGCTGACTCCACTGTGGGTGTATCGCAAACAGCTTACTCCGATAGAGGGCGACACGCTGGCAACATTCCACGCTCGGCTGATGAAGTGCAACGGTCTTGGAAGTTTCATGGCGGCGCAGGTGGTGGCGGATATGAAGTACGTGCCGCCGTTGTTGTACGCCACAGACTGGGATTCGTGGGCGGCGTCGGGTCCAGGAAGCAAGCGTGGCCTGAACCGCGTGTGTGGCAGACCTGTGAACGCTCAGTGGAAGGAATCTGCGTGGCACAACACACTGACAGAACTGCGCGTGGACTTGCTGGTGGAGTGCGGCATCAAGCTGCATGCGCAGGACGTTCAGAACTGCTTGTGTGAGTTTGACAAGTATGAGCGCGTGCGACTGGGGAAAGGTAGACCCAAGCAGCGATATGATGGAGGTGCGTGATGACCATCAACAGAATAAAGATTGAAGACATTAAATTCAACAGCATCTACACATGCTGTGACTGTAAGAAGACAGCGGTGGGGTCGACGCAATACGCAGCGTTTGACGGACACGGTATCCAGAAGCTCGACGCGTTTCTTCTCAAGCTGCGTCCAACCGCGCACGCTATGCCGATCGGCTGGGCAAGCTACTACCGCGACGGTGGCGGCACGGTTTACAATTGCGGGTGCAGAGAACTATCAACACAACAAGGAGCCAGTGATGGAAATCAAAGTTAGAAACGTCAACCATGCTTTGGAGGAGATACTATGGAAGTTCAAAACCTCCGGAGTACTGGTCAATTCTCGTAATGGCGCGGTGCTGCGCATCCCAGAACCGGTACTAACCACATACACGCACCCGACAGAGCGCGTGCTGTTCTCACAATTACGCGACGCCAACCCGTTCTTCCACCTGTTCGAAGCGTTGTGGATGCTGGGCGGGTATAACGAAGTAGACTTCCCGGCACGGTTTGCAAAGCAGATAGCTGCCTATTCAGATGACGCGGTTACTCTCAACGGCGCGTATGGCTACCGCTGGCGGCACCACTTCGGGCATGACCAGATTAAAGCAGCGCTCAAAGAACTACGCGCACAGAATACGCGTCGCGCTGTGATTGCCATGTGGGATGGGATTGAAGATCTTCAGTCAGCCGCTCACGGTTCGCTGGATGTGCCATGTAATACGCATATCTATTTCGACAGACCGACCGGCGCACTGGACATGACCGTGTGCTGCCGCAGCAATGACGCTGTCTGGGGCGCTTACGGTGCAAATGCTGTGCACTTCTCTGTTCTTCAGCAATACATGGCAGAAGTGTTGGGTGTGCCGGTGGGGGTGTACAGGCAGTTCAGCAATAATATGCACATCTATGCTGATAGGCCAGATGTTGTCAGACTTCTGGATTCTGATGGTGTGAGGTATGTGGCCGACGACCGGTATACACAAGGGCATGAAGCATTGTCTCCAGACATCCAACACACACGACTGATACAACCACAAGAATCCGCGCTGGCATTCCTGGCAGATATTCACAGGCTCGTGTGGCGTACTGGCGAAGATTGCAAATACGCCACAGAATTTTTCGCAGAAACTGTATCCCCAATGCAGAAAGCACATGCACAATATAAATCCGGTCTGTGTGAGTGTGCGCGCAATACTGCGTGCGAAATAGCCGCGCAGGACTGGATGATGGCCTGCGTAGACTGGCTGGACAGAAGGGAGGTTGCACGCGATGCGAAGAAAACTTGAATTGATTGTAAGTGGTGGTGGCGTTAAGCGCTGGCATGTGCAGCGCACATTGAAGGAGCAGTCAGTGGCCGAGCACAGCTTCGGAGTGGCGTGGCTGGTGTGGTTTATTACCGATGGTCGTGCCAGCGTCAATCTGATAATGCACGCGCTGGCACACGATGTAGCTGAATACATCACCGGTGATGTGCCTGCACCAGCGAAGCGCAGCATGGGCATATCGCACCTGTTCGACATAGAGGAAGAAGCCGTGTGGGCGGATCATGGCCTGTACCTGCCCAATCTGACGAAGGAAGAGTTGCGTACACTTAAATTCGCAGATGTTTGTGAATTGTTGCTGTTCTGCGTGCGCGAAATTTCTTTAGGTAATAAAAATATGGTCGAGGTGTATTCTCGCGGAGTGGGCTACTTGTTGCAGCATTCTCCGTGGAATGATCTGGAAGCCAAGTTGATGACTGTTATAGGAGAGCGTTATGGACAAGCGTGCAAATGATATTCAAGTTGCTGGGGATCACTACAGAAGCCCGGCGCAGCATTGGGATTTTGCGGTCACGCATTATGGGGTTGCATACCTGACCAGTCAGGTGACCAACTACGTGGCTCGATGGCGTGCGAAGAACGGCATGGAAGATTTGCACAAGGCGCTACACTACCTCATGAAGCTGGAAGAAGTCCTTGCAAATCCAGACGGCAATCGCGTAACACTGGATGAGTTCTGCAAGGTAAACAATCTTCTGCCGGAAGAATGTGAGGTGCTGTCTATAATGACCAGCGCAGACATCACGCCAGAACTGGTACAGCAGGCGCGGAGAGCAATTCAATCGTTGCTTGCCGCAGAACCATCAACATCCTATGTGAGCCAATCATGAGTTTCGGAACTAGACTACTCAGCTGCATGCGAGAAGCGGACATAACGCACACAGAATTGTCCGCGATAACCGGCATGGACATAACCCACATCAGCCACATAGTGCACGACGACCGCAGTCCATCACTCACAACATTGACCAGAATTCTAAAGGCTCTGCCAGAGGCTGACGCACGCTGGCTGATTACTGGCGAACGACATGTCTAAGTATTCTCAATGGTTCGACGGCATGTATGATAACCCGGTGCATGCTGGGGTGTATGAGATAATCGGCGGCTCTCTGATTATGTATGCCAGATGGGATGGCCTACGGTGGAGCATTCCACAACCGACAGCGAAGCTGGCAGCAAGCTGTGACACGTGGTACAGGGTACCACCTTTTTACAAATGGAGAGGAGTATTGAAATGAACCCAAATTCTAAATCAGAGCAACCAGAGCAAGCGCCGCCAGCGGCAGCGGTGGTGCGAATGTCTCCGATCTATAGAATGCGCATTCCGGGGTACAGAGTTTACGAAGAGCCGCAGACAATGCACATTGATTTGTCGAAGATCGTGTCTATATCAGGTCCGCGCCTTGTGACAATTGGGCGGTATGAGACTGAGATACAACTTGAGATGGTGGTACAGTTGCTGGCGTCTCCGGTTGTCGTAGCTGTACTCCAGCCAATGACGGTCAACACAAGACCGGGCAATGCGTACGACTACGTCGTGGTGACCGATCCAGAAACAGAGATGCCCTCGCGCATGTCGGAGATGAATAGTCTTGCAGAGCAGCTGTTGGACGCGTGGAGGCAGCACACAGAGGAGAATGCGTGATGGTCACCAGCACCAGAATGTATCAGCTGCGCGAAATTGGCGTAATTGTAATTCTGACACCGCCATGGCTTTCATATCTGCCGCCTGATCTTTGCGCTGTGGCAGCAGACAACGGTGAAAGCGTGATGTACGATAACGAGTTGTTTGTTAGGAAATGGCTTGACAAGCAGGGGATTAAGATTTTGCGCGTAGTCGATTGCGAACATTACCTACACACGCGCAAGTTTCTGAGGCTTCATTAATAAATACCAGAAGCATACGTAGAGGAGAACGAACCAGTGAACACCGCCAACGAAGATAAGACGAAGAATAGACCAATAGTGCAGCGCAGACCAGACCGCAGAGTGTCTGACATTCACTGGTGCGTGGCCGTGCTGTGCGTGCAGTGGGTTTGTATGGTTGTGCTGCTGGTAATTATTCTGCATCTGTCCGCGAAGAATGATCGACTGTTGTCAGAGGTTGATAAATACGGAATGAAGCAGTTTTCATGCTGGCAGTTGTTGCAGAATGCTGATGTGCGCAGAATCATGTGTGCGAAGTGAATCATAAACAATCTACTACACTTAATTAAGGAGAAAGAAATGAATATTGATGATTTAACACTTAAACAGATCAAAGAAATCCAGCAATTAACATTTGCCAGTAAAAATGATTTGATGCAATCTAATTATCCAGTTGGCAAGAATGTAATTGTTCGCACTGTAACTATGATCTACACCGGCAGACTCGAACAAGTTACCGACACGGATCTGGTCCTTGTCGACTGCTCCTGGATTCCAGAAACCGAACGGTTTATGAAATTCGTTGCAGAAGGGGTAGTGAGAGAGTGTGAGCCTTATCCGGATGATTTACCCGTATATATCAATCGTGGCGCTCTACTCGATATGTGTGAGCTTCGCAAAGACCTACCAAGGAGCCAGAAATGAATGCCGTTATGCTACGGGAGCGATGGTCGCGGTCGCGGTCGCGGTCGGGGTCGTGGTCGGGGTCGCGGTCGTGGTCGAGGTCGCGGTCGTAGTCGAGGGCGCGGTCAGGCGTGCGAGCGGGTGCGCGGACGAGGTCGGGAACGGGGGCGGGGAGGGGGGCGTGGGGAAAACCTTGAACGCGTTGGGGGA